CATTGTTCCCGAGGCTTGCATCCCGTTCGTGAGCGTGGCACACTCACCTTCGTGAGTAAAACAAACCCCGACGTCATCGAAAAGGCCGCGCTGGCTGCTGGCGGTGTGTCCGCTTTGGCCAGCGCCATTGGTGTTTCGGCGCATGCGCCCTACATGTGGCGCTCCAGGCGCAGTGTGCCAGCCGAGTATTGCCCGGCTATTGAGCGAGCCACCAAGGGCGTGGTGCGTTGCGAGGACCTTCGCCCTGATGTGGCCTGGTCGGTGGTGCGCGAGGCCGCTTGATGCGTGCATTTGCTGTCTCACTCCTGAGCGTCTTGGCGCTCTTAGCCCCTTGTAAGAGTTTTCCTACAGGGGGTGTTTTTTGTTTGATGGCATCCAGGCGCATCCGACTGACTCCGACCGACTCCGAGCGCAGCCCGACTGGTTCCGTTGACGGCGGAGCCTGGGCTCTTTGAGCATGCAGGTTCAACGATTGGTAGCGAACATGAACAGCATAGGTGTCCTGCCACGGCCCAAAAGTGAGCATGCGCAACTGGCGCTCTTCGGCCTCGAGCCGCAGGCCCGGCGCACAGATCCGGTGACCAGCCACCAAGCCGCCGCCAGCGCCAGGGAGCTCCAGGCGCAGCACCACCGCGTGATCGTGGCCTGCCTCAAGCGCTTTGGCCCGCTGGGCAAGGACGGCATCGCCGCGCGCACCGGCCTGACGGGCGTGGCCGTGGCCCGCCGCACCGCCGAGCTGCAGCGCGCCGGCCTCATTCAACCCACCGGCAAGAACGTGCTCAGCACCGCAGGCCGGCCAGAACGCGAGTGGAAGGTGGCATGAACTACTACCCGTTTCACATCGGCGACTACGTCAGCGCCACCCGGCACCTGAGCTGGGAAGAGGACGCCGCGTATCGCCGGCTGCTGGACACCTACTACATGACCGAAAAGCCGCTGCCCGCGGAGTTGCGGGCTGTGTGCCGGTTGGTCTTGGCCACCACAGAAAGCCAGCGCGAAGCCGTCGCGGTGGTGCTGGAAGAGTTCTTCGAATCCACGCCCGAAGGCTGGATCAACACCCGCGCCGACCAGGAAATTGCGGCCATGCGGGAGAAGCAGCACAAGCAGCGCGAGAAGGCAAACAAGCGTTGGCATAAGCCAGAAGCAGCACCCGGCAATGCCACGGCATCACCAACCGATGCCGCGGCATCAAAAGCAGATGCCGATGCAATGCCACCAACACCAACACCAACACCAAATACTTCTTCACTACGTTCAGAAGTAGCAACGCGCAAGCGCGCCACATCTCGGCCCGGCGATGTTGAGGAGCAGACATGGTCGGACTGGCTGGCACTGCGCAAAGCCAAGCGCGCACCCGTCACCGACACCGTGGTGGAGGAGGCCCGCAAGGAAGCCGGCCTTGCTGGCCTGACCCTTGATGCCTTCCTGCGGGTCTGGTGTGTCCGTGGCAGCCAAGGGCTGCGTGCTGACTGGCTTAAACCCGCCGAGCTGCAGGCGGCCAGGCCGGCTGCCTCTGCCGAATCGTTCCGCTGCCAGCCGCAACGTGATCGACATCACCCCTGCCTTGCTGGCTATCGGAGAGTGACATGGCACTGAACCCCAAGTGGATCGACCAGATTTTTGCCCGCCTGTCCGTGCGGTACGGCAGTGCCTTCCTGGGCCGCTGGACGAATGCCGGCATTGACCTGGAGCTGGTGAAGGCCGATTGGGCCGAAGAGTTGGCCGGCTTTGAGCGCAACCCCGAGGCGCTCAAGCACGCCCTGCAGCACCTGCCGGTGGAGCCGCCCAACGTGATGCAGTTCCGCGCCCTGGCCAACGGCGCACCGCCGCCTGAGCTGCCCCGCCTGCCGGAGCCCAAGGCCGACCCCGAGCGTGTGCAGCGCGCCTTGCAAGCCGCCCGGCTGGGGATCAAGAGGGTGGCGTGATTGCCTGCATGGGGGGGTGGTGCAAGCAACGCCAGCGCTGCGCCCACTACCACGCCGACAGCCCCAGCATCGTGGAGCGCCTTTGTGGACCTGATGACGAGATTACGCCCATTGACCGAGAAGCTCACCGCCCGCCAGCAGGCCATCCTGGCCTACATCCGCGTCCACCAGCCCGTGAGCAACGCGCAGGTGGCCAAGCAGTTTGGCATCAGCGGTAACACCGCCGGGGTGCACCTGATGGCGCTGAGCCATGCCGGGGTGGCGTGGGCCGCCAGCTCGGGCCGCTTTGCGCGCTGGAAGACCGACAAGCCCTTTGCCGAGCCCAAGAACCCGCCGCGCGTGGCGCCGGTGAGCATCGAGCAGGTGTCGAGCATCTGGCACTACGCCGCCCGCTGTGCCCGCGCTACATGACGGCACCGAGGTCAGCAGCTACAGCGAGGCCTGGCGGCATGAATGCGAAGCGCGCTGGATCCTCAAGCTGCCCAGCCTGGACGAACGCCGGGCTTGGCTGCAGAGCCTGGAAAAGCGCCGCGGCAAGGCGCACGTCGAACAACTCAAAACCACGATGAGGAATTTGTGGGCACACCGATCAGCAGTGACGACACGTTGAGACTGGGCCACGCCTGGGGCGCCCAGCGCGGGCCGGGCATGCACATCACATTCCGCTGCGCCAAGTGCAACCAGCCGCGCAACTCCCTGGGGCGCAAGCTGATGCGCGTGCAGGGGGTGAAGCAGTACGTGTGCAAGGGGTGCCAGTGAGCGCCAGCCAACGCCGCAAGGGCGCCTGTGCCGAGCGCGAGGTGCTCAAGCTGCTGGGCGATGAGCTGGGCCTGATGCTCACGCGCAACCTCACGCAAACCCGCGAAGGCGGCGCCGACTGCCTGGCCGTCAAGGGCTGGGCCATCGAGGTCAAACGCCAGGAGCGCCTGAGCCGCCCCCGTGCTGTACCGACGCAACCGGGAGAGATGGACCGCATGGATACACACGCAGGATGGGAAGTGGCGCGAGGGCAACTTGCAGGACGCAGCCTGCGCCATCCGCGAGAAATGGCTGGCCTGGCCGTGAGCGAGATCGACCCGCTGGAGCTGCTGGTGCTGTGGTGGCGCGCTGAGCGCGACTGGAGCCCCGTGGAGGGCTACCCCATGGAGTGCCCATCCACACGTGGCTGGCGGGCCAGTAGGCAGTACGACGACGCCAACGGCGCGCTGGACACCGACGAGCGCGGCCTGCTGATCCGCCACATCGGCCAGGTGGTGGCCAGCATCCCCGATCCGTACCGCACCGCGTTGTACTTGGTGGCACGCAACAGAGCGACAGGGGTGAGCGTGTGGCGCAGCACCCGGCTGCCCGAGAACGAAGACGAGCGCGCCGAGCTGGTGGCGGATGCGGTGCAGATGTTTGTGGAGCGGGTGTGAAAAAACACTTGCACGTTACCGGAAACGCTGATACAGTTCACACATCGACAGCGCAACCGGAGCAACGACATGACCATCACTTACATCACCGAACAGTGCGGCGCCCGTTGGGCTGTTTTGTCTACCGGCAGCGACCGCAGCGACCGCGCTTTTTGGGTTCAGCTGGTTGACGGAAAGTCACAGGCAAAGCCCGGTTGGGTTGGCTTCTACGTTGGCAGCATCAACGCTGCCTGCAGCGCGCTGAACAACTGATGCCACCAGGAGCAACACCATGCAATCAGACCTTCTCCAGCAAATTGCCAAGCTGCCCAACACCATCGTGCACCCGTACCGCGAAGGCGGCGGAATTTTGATCATCGAGACACGCTCCAACGGCGTGAAGCAGGCGGGCGTCTGGCTCGACAGGCGCAACACGGTCAGCCACCTGCAGGAATATCTGCAGGGTCGAGTGAATGGCTGACATGCCCGCCAAAACAATCGCGGCCCGCGTGGCCGCCTTGCGTGAGCGGCGCGCAGGATTGGGACTCACCCGGTTGGAGCTGTACGCTCACCCAGAAGACCACGCCGAGATCAAAGCGCTGGCCGAAAAGCTCCAAAACAAGCGAACCAAACGCGCAAAGACTAAAGCCTTGAACGCGCTTTGAAGCTGTGCTGAAATTCGTCCCGCAGAGGTGTCTCTGCAATTTGTGAAGCCCGCGGCAGCGATGTCGGCGGGTTTTTTCGTTTTGGCCTGCAGTTGCCAATCGGGCGCAAAGCCCACGGCAAGCGGCATCACCGGCAAATGAGCCGCAGCTCTCGACGCGGGACTTGCCCCGCTTCATCTCCCGGCGGATAGCGGCGGGCGAGAGCAGCACATCACTTCGGACAATCCACATGGAACCCGAAAAAAAATCAAACATTTCAAACCGAGGCGGCCCAAGACCAGGCGCTGGCCGCCCCAAAGGCTCGCTGGACAAGGGCAACGCGCTCATCCGCGAGATGGTGGCCGAAGCGCTGAACCGCGCCGGTGGGGTGGGGCGAGGACGGCGGCGCGGTGCAGCACTCCATCCGGGTGACCTTTGGTTGAGGCCTGGTTCCCGCAGAAGCTGCAGTTCCTGTTCGAGCCGCACCGCTACAAGGTGGTGCGCGGCGGCCGGGGCTCGGGAAAAAGCTGGGGCTTTGCCCGCGCGCTGCTGATCATGGCGGCGCAGCGTCCGCTGAGGGTGCTGTGCACGCGCGAGATCCAGAAGAGCATTCAGCAGTCGGTGCACCAGCTGCTGCGCGACCAGATTGAAGCGCTCGGCCTGGGCAGCCAGTACGAGGTGCTGCAAGCGGAGATCCGCGGCAAGAACGGCTCGCAGTTCTTCTTCTCGGGCCTGAGCGACCAGACGGCCGAGTCCCTGAAGAGCTTCGAGGGGGTAGATGTTTGCTGGTGCGAGGAAGCGCAGGCCATCAGCCGGCGGTCCTGGGACATCCTGATCCCGACCATCCGCAAGAACGGCTCGGAGATCTGGGTCAGCTTCAACCCGCAGTTGGAGAGCGACGAGACCTACCGGCGCTTTGTGAGCAGCCCGCCGCCGGGCTGCGTGTCCATCGAGATGAACCACGCCGACAACGGGCGCTTTCCGGCGGTGCTGGAGGCTGAACGCCAGCACGCCGAGGCGACGATGCGGCGCGAGGACTACGCCCACATCTGGGAGGGCCAGTGCAAGCCCGCCGTGGACGGGGCGATCTACTTCGACCAGATGGCCAACGCCACAGGGCGCATCGGCAACGTGCCGCACGACCCGCTGCTCAAGACCCACGCGGTGTGGGACCTGGGCTTCAACGACTCGATGTCCATCATCCTGGCGCAAAAGGTGTCCAGCGAGATCCGCCTCATCCACTACATCGAGGGCACGCAGCGCACGCTGGCCGACTACTCAGCCGAGCTCAAAGCCCTGCGCCTGGATGGGGAGCCCATCAACTGGGGCACGCATTACCTGCCGCACGACGGGTTTGCCAAGCGCCACCAGACGGGCAAGCAAGACGCCGAGATCCTGCAGGGCCTGGGCTGGAGTGTGCAGCGCACACCCAACATGGACGTGGAGCAAGGCATCAAGCGGGTGCGCGACATCTTCAGCCGCGTGTACTTCCACCGCGACCGCACCGCCCGCCTGGTGGAGTGCTTGAAGCGCTACCGGCGGCAGATCAACGCGACCACGAACGAGCCCGGCAACCCGGTGCACGACGAGTTTTCTCACGGGGCAGACGCCATGCGCTACCTCGCACTGAACGCCGACCAGATGACCAACGACACCTGGGGCGGCACCATCAACTACCCACGCTTCAACGTGGCCTGAGACCTTTATGGCACGCATGTCTGACGATGAACTCCGGTCGATCACCGACCAGGAGATGCGCCAGGCGGTGGGCTGGTACAGCGGCAAGCTGGCCGCCCAGCGCCAGAAGGCGATGAGCTACTACCTGGCCAAGCCCACGCTGGACCTGACGCCGCCGGAGATCGAAGGCCGCTCGTCCGTGGTGAGCCCGGACGTGCGCAACACCATCGAGAGCATGCTGCCGCAGCTCATGGTGAAGTTTGCGGGCAGCGAGCGCGTGGTGGAGTTTGAGCCGACCAAGCCGGGCGACGAGGCCAAGGCCGAGCAGTGCACGGACTACCTGAACCACTGCTTCCACGTGCGCAACAACGGCGAGCTGATCACCTACAACTGGATGAAGGACGCGCTGCTGAGCAAGAACGGCATCGTCAAGGTCTGGTGGGATGACCGCCGCGAGGAAAAGCGCGAGGAGTACCGCAACCTCAACCAGGTGGAGCTCGCCGAGCTGATGGACGATGACGAGGTCGAGGTCATCGAGCAGAAGAGCTACCCCGACGAGCAAGACGCCAAGCAGCGCGAGCAGGCCCTGCAGCAGCTCCCTGGCCTACGACGTGGTGTGCAAGCGCACCAAGATCCAGGGCTGCGTGCGGGTGGAGAACGTGCCGCCCGAGGAGTTCCTGATCTCGCGCAAGGCCAAGACCATCGAGGACGCCAGCTTTGTGGCGCACCGCGTGGCCCGCACGCAGAGCGACCTGATCTCCATGGGCTACAAGAACGTGGACCAGATCAGCGGCGACGACCAGTCCACGGCGCTGAACATGGAGCGCATCGAGCGCCTGGGCTACGACGACGAGCTGGCCTACCTGCAGGCCGACACCATCAGCACGCCCGACGACTCCCAGCGCATCATCTGGGTGACCGAGTGCTACGTGCGCTGCGACTACGACGGCGACGGCATCAGCGAGCTGCGCAAGGTGACGCGCGCGGGCAACCAGATCCTCGACAACGAGATCGTGGACTGCGCGCCGTTTGTGAGCATCACCCCGGTGCCGATGCCGCACAAGTTTTTCGGCCTGAGCGTGGCCGATCTTGCCCTAGAGGCGCAGAAGATCAAGACCAACATCCTGCGCGGGATGCTGGACAACATGTACCTGTCAATCAACGGCCGGTACTTTGCGGTCGATGGCCAGGTCAACCTGGACGACCTGCTGGCCTCCCGGCCTGGCGGCGTGGTGCGCGTGAAGCAACCCGGCGCGGCGGGGCGGCTGGACCAGGGCATGGGGGACTCTCAGCTTGGCATGTCCATGATGGAGACCATGCAGGGCTTCCTGGAGGACTCCACGGGCTGGACGCGCTACAACCAGGGTGCCGACGGCGACTCGCTGAACCAGACGGCCACCGGCGTGAACATCGTCACCAACCGCGCCGACATGCGGCTGGACCTGATCGCCCGGAACTTTGCCGAGGGCTTCCGCGACCTGTTCCGCATGATGCTCAAGCTGGTGAGCCAGTACAGCACCAAGGAAGACGTCATCCGTCTGCGCGGCCAGTGGGTCAACATCGACCCGCGCGAGTGGCGCAACCAGTTTGACGTCTCGGTCAATGTAGGCCTGGGCACGGGCAACAAGGACCAGCAGGTCGCGCACCTGATGGCCCTGCTGCAGCAGCAGCAACTCGGCCTGCAAGTGGGCACCGCCACGCCCGAGAACGTCTACCAAAGCCAGCAGGAGCTGGTGAAGGTGCTGGGCTTCAAGAGCGCCGACAAGTTCTTCAGCGACCCCGCCAAGCAGCCCCCGCGGCCGCAGCCGCCCAACCCCGAGCAGATCAAGGCCCAGGCGGCGATGCAGCTCGAGCAGATGCGCCAGCAGGCCGACGCGCAGAAGTTCCAGGCCGAGCAGCAGATCGAGATGCAGCGCATCCAGATGGAGGCGCAGGCCAAGCAGGCGCAAAAGCAAGCCGAGCTGCAGGTGCAGCAGGCCAACGACGAGCGCGACGCCGCCCGCGAGCAGGCCCGCCTGCAGATGGAGGCGCAGCTGAAGCAGATGGAGGCCGACAACAAGGCGCTGCTGGAGCGCGAGAAGCTGGAGATGGAGCGCTGGCGCGCCACGCTGGAGGCCGAGACCAAGGTGCTGGTGGCGCAGATCGCGCACCAGGCCAAGCAGGGCCCGGAAGTCGAGACGCCGGCTGAGCAGGTGGCTGAGGGGGGTGTGGAAGAGCCCAGCCCGAATGCCGCGCTGGCCATGGCCATGCAGGGCTTCACCGAGGCGCTGGCGCAGATGCGCGCGCCCAGAACCATCATCCGCGGCCCTGATGGCCGCGCACAAGGGATCGCCTGATGGCCATTCAGTACAGCACCGCTGCGCGCACCAACTCAATGACGCAGCTGGCCACCGACATCGGGGCCAACGCGCAGATCATCATCTACACGGGCTCCATGCCGGCCAACGTCGGCACCGCGGCCACGGGCACGCTCCTGGTGCAGTTTGCGGGCAACGCGGGCGGGTTTGGCACGGCGTCCGCAGGTGTTTTGACGGCTGCAGCGGTGGCCAACGCCACGGCGGCAGGCTCCGGCACGGCAGGCTACTTCCGCATCAACACCTCGGGTGGCACGGCGGTGGTGCAGGGCACGGTAGGGACGAGCGGCGCCGACATGATCGTGACCAACACCTCCATCAACTCGGGGCAGACCTGCACGTTCACGAGCCTGACCGTGACGGCGTTCGGAGCTTGACATGGCCGCACCTGTTGCCGCATTTGCCCAGCTGCCCACGGACTCCGGCAACGCCGGGAAGAAGATGCGCACGCAGACCCGCGTCATTGGCGCGGACACGGTGCACGAGCATTTCTTCGTCGAGTCCAGCACGCGCGACATGTTGGGCAGTTATATCGCGCACTCCGGCGTGTTCACCATCCAAGCTGCCGCGCAGACGTTTCCGGCCGGGTTCATGTTTGTGATCAACCCGATTGGCAACGCCAACAAGATGGCGTTGACGGCCATCGAAGTGCTGTCGCAACTGGGCTCCGCGCTGGCGGCGCCGACGTCTCCGCGCTTGCTCTGGCGGTTGTTCACCTTCACGGGGACTGCATCAGGCGCCTCCATCACGCCCGGCAAGCTAGACAGCACATTCCCGGCGGCCACGTGTTCAATCCGCACGGCCTCGACTGGGTTGACCATCACGGGCGGCGCCGACACGATTTGCTCCCTGCCTGTGGCCAGCGCCACGGCTGTGGGCTACACGCCGCCGCAAATGGACGAATGGTTTGAGGACGTTGAGAAAAACCAGATCATCCTGCGCGCCGGTGAAGGTATTGCGCTGTTCCAGCCCGATGCCGGCACCACCGCAGACACGCGCCGGATCATCGTGACGGTGAAGTGGGACGAGTTCAACTGAGCGGGTGAGGCGTGGCCGATCAGTTTGGCCTCATTCCGCTGCCGCTGGGCGTTGCGTATGACGCGCCGGCCAGTGAGCAACCAGAGCAGCCAGCGCTGCCGTTCAGTGGCTTTGTCGCTGGTTGGTCGGCGTCCGCTGGTGCGGTCACCTTCAGCGCCGCGCTTGCTGAAAGCGCGGAGGTCCTGGCCGCACAGGTCGGTGTCAACGTCTCCGCTAGCCTGGCGCAGACCGAGGGCGCCGATGTCCTGAGCGCCCAGGTCGGCCCGTTGGTGGGCGCGAGTGCCGGCTTGGCGAAAGGCGCGGACACCCTGGCCGCAGCGGTCGGGATTCGGGTGGCGGCCTCGCTGGCCAGCACTGAAGGCGCAGACACGCTGGCGGCCTCGGTCAGCATCGCGTCGGCCACGCTGAACGTGTCTGCTGCGCTCGCAGAGGGCGCGGACGTGTTGTCCGCTTCGGTGGGCCCATTGGTGGCGCACAGCGCGGCCGTCAGCGAAGGGCCGGACACGCTGGCAGCGCAGATCGGCCCGCAAGTGGCGGTGAGCTTGGCCAGCACCGAGGGGGCGGACAGCCTAGCGGCGACCGCAGTCCCGCTGGTGAGCTTCAGCGCCGAGTTGAGCGATGGGGCCGACGTCCTGGCTGCGCAGATCAGCGGGCAGTCGGTGGCCGGGGGCTACGACGACGACAAGAAGACCAAGCGCCGCTACGTGGTCGAGCGCAACGGCAAGCTGGTGGTGTACGCCAGCCAGGCCGCAGCGCTGCGGGCGCTGGAAAAACAAGGCTCAAGCGAGCCGCCTACCGAAGAGGTGGACCTGCCTGTGGTGCAGGCCTACGCCGAGGTGGCCGGGCGCATCGAGGACTACAACGCCGCGTTCAACTCGCGGCATTTTGAACAACTGATGGCCCTCTTTGACCAGGTGCGCGCGCAGCTGGACGAGGAGGACGTGGAAATGCTTTTGCTGGCGGCCTGACATGCTCAATCGGATCTTTGTGGTGGACTCGGTCACGCTGAGCTCCACGGGCACCGCCGTGTCCAGCTACGTGCCGTGGGAACAGACCACGCGCAAGTTGCCCACCCAGGTGGTGGTCAAGGCCACCGGCCAGGGCGCCTACGTGCGCTTGAGCAACGACAACAGCGCCGCCACCAACGTGGACGTGCTGGTGCAAGGCGGTGACCACGTGGTGCTGAGCGTGCAGGGCCGGCGCTGGGTGTCGGTGCTGAGCGACGGCGCCAGCAGCACGGTGAGCGTGGGCGCGTTGTCCACGGGCGTGTCTGGGGATGCGGCCAGCTTGAGCTTGGACTTTGCGGGCACTGGAACGCTTGACCCGCGCGTCACCTTCACCCGTGCGTCCACTGGCACGTTCTTCAACTCGGCTGGTGTGCTGACCAGCGCAGCGACCAACGCCCCACGCTTCGACTACAACCCCAGCACGCTGGCGGCTCGGGGGCTGCTGATTGAGGAACAGCGAACGAACAGCATCCGCAACAACACGATGCAGGGTGCGGTGGCGGGGACGCCGGGGACGCCGCCGACGAATTGGGCTTTAACCGCAGCAGGCGGAAACATTACATCGCTTGAAACTGTTTCAGTCGGCACAGAAAACGGCATTCAATATATTGATGTAAAATATGTTTTTTCTGGTGCAGCTACTGCAAACGTGCGGCACGAGACAATTGGACAAATTGCAGCAACAAATACACAGACATGGACGGCATCAGCTTTTGTTAAGTTAGTTGGTGGTTCCACTTCAAACATTACAACAAATGTTGTTATAACTCAATACAACGCAGCTTTTGCTGGTTTAGAGGCTACATCTGTACCGTTTACGCCTTTAACCACTGCTTTAGGCACTTCACGGCCAAGCAATACAAAAGCAACTACTCAGGCAACTGTCGCGTCAGTTACATCTGCAATTTCAATTGTCGCAACCGGCGCAGCAGACATCACTCTCCGCATCGGCCTGCCGCAGTTGGAACTCGGCGCTTTTGCAACGAGCGTCATCCCCACCACCACGATGGGTCTGACCCGCAACGCCGACGAAGCGTCGGTGAATACGTTGTCGCCTTGGTTTAACGCGAGTGAGGGGACGTTGTACGGCGAAGTGTCAAGCGCAGCTCAAACAGTGGGTGGTGTATCTCGAAGAATTGCCAACATCAACGATGGCACTGAAGCCGACAGAATAACTGTTGGGTGGGCGGGAGCAATTTTAGTAGGCGCAGCGTTTGTTACTGATAACTCAGTAACGCAAGCAGGATTCAACTCGCCATCTGGCGCATACCCATTCCCCACAAAAGTTGCCTTGGCGTATAAGACCGACGACTTTCAAGCGGCAGTTAACGGCAGCGCATTTGCAGCAGATACCAGCGGTACGGTTCCGACAGTTACCCAAATGAGAATTGGGGATGTCGTGACAGGTGGCACGGGGCCGCAAAACCTTAACGGGCATGTCCGCCGCATCACCTACTACCCGCGAAGGCTCAGTCAGGCAGAACTGACCGCCATCACCACATGACCCCCGACCCCTTTGACCCATTCGATCAACTGGTAGCCGAGACGCCACCGGAGGTGCTGGCAGCGGGGCATAAGTGGGTCAAGCAACAGTTTTACGGAGACACCATGTACATCGACTACCACCTGAAATTTACCGACCAAGCCGAGGCTGACGCGGTGCTGTTCGACGAGCAGACCAACGTGCAAGACGATGTGGTCGAGACGGTGCTGGTGCCCAAGTACGCTGCTGTGGATGTCATCGGCGTGATCTGGAAGCCCACGGGCAACGTGCTGCCTGCTGAGGACGAAAGCGGCGAAGCGGTGGATGAGATGGCTCCGGTGGATGGCTGGCATGTCAACGTGCGACACACCGACGAGGCCCCGGAGTTGGAGGCTTTCCGCGTGTTCCCGGCAACCCCTAGTAGGGCTTGGGCATGACCCTGGAGCAACGCCTGTACGCCGGCGACCAAGCCCGGCAGGTGCTGGACAACGAGGCATTCGTGGCCGCCTTTGAGGCCATCGAGAAAGACATCATCGAGCAATGGACGAACAGCCCAGCAAGAGACGAGGCCGGCCGCGAAAAGCTGTGGGCCTACCTGCACCTGTTGCGGAAGGTGAAAGCGCAGCTGACCTCCACGCTGGAGACGGGCAAGCTGGCCCAGGTGGAGCTGCAGCACAAGCAGAGCCTGGTGGACCGGGCGCGTGGGTTCATTTCGCGCGTCGCGTGACCGAGCTCACC